GGAGGCCATCACCTGAACAACACCGCTGCTATCCTTATAAAACAACTTTCCGTCGTTGGTGTTGATTGCCAACTCACCAGCAACCAAGTTAGCGGCCAAAGGCACGTTTGTGGCTGTAGCGCTGTAGTACAGCGAAATCGGGGTGTAGTTTGTAGCTGCCATGATTTATTCCTTGAAGATGATTAGAACGTGCCGCCAGCAACACCGTATATTGTGCCAGTTCCACCAGCGGTTATTGGCAAAGTTCCAGATGTCAATACAGATGCCGATGATGCATACAAAGCACCGCCGCTTGTGAACGGCGTTGCACCAGACAATCCAGTACCACCTGCACTTGTTCCCAAATTGCCAAATGCTGGAGCACTTGCACCTGCGCTGATGAGAGCTTGTCCAGATGTTCCTACTGAACTATACGCATGGGCTGTTCCAGTTCCATAGCCAACACCACCCGCAGTTGGCGTTGCTGTGCTATTTGTGCCGCCATTGGCAATAGCAAGTGTTCCAGCTACTGTTATGTCTCCAGAAGTTGCCGTAGCAGGCGTCAAGCCCGTGGTTCCAAAGCTGATGGTGGTCACCGCCACACCCGACAATGTAGACCACTGAGGTGCAGTTCCAGACGATGTCAAGATTTGGCCGTTTGTGCCAATACCTAACTTGGACAATGCTGTGCCTGTAGCGTAATAAGGCAGATCGCCTGCGGTGTACGTTGTCAGGCCAGTACCACCGTTTGAGGTGATCAGCGTACCAGCCAATGTTATTGCACCAGAAGTGGCGCTTGATGGCGTAAACCCAGTCGTGCCTGCGCTGAATGTGGTAACAGCAACACCAGACAGGGTAGACCATTGCGGGGCCGTAGCGCCACTGTTTACAGTCAATACCTGTCCAGCAGTTCCAATACCAAGCCTTGTTCCAGCGCCAACTGCACCGCCATAAATAATATCGCCAAGCGTGGTCATTGGCGATAACGCATTGAATGCACTTGATGCAGTTAATTGGCCTGTTCCACCATTGGCAATTGGTAATGCAGTGCCAGACAAAGTAACCGCAAATGTGCCAGAGCCTGTGATCGGGGAGCCAGCAACATTTAAGAATGTCGGAACGCTCATTGCAACCGAAGTTACTGTTCCATTTGTACCGTTTGATGCGGCAGTAATTTGCCCTTGACCATTAACCGTGATGTTGGCGTTTGTATAGCTACCAGCACTCACTGCTGTATTGGCAATTGAAATAGTCCCCGTAGAAGTAATTGGGCCACCTGTGAGGCCCGTTCCAGTCGCAACTGAGGTAACACCAGTACCCGTAACAACAGAGCCCCACGCGCCGTTTGCGTAGCCTTCAAAAGTTGCCGTCGTGGTGTTGTAGCGAAACATCCCGTTGACGGGGCCAAGGCTTCGTTGAGCAGTTGTTCCAGCAGGAAAAGCAATGCTTCCAGTGCCGGGTATCACTGGGTTGCTTGCAATACTCACCACTGGAGTTGTTGATCCAGTTGCCACACTGATTTGATCGGCGGTTCCCGTTACAGAAGTGACCGTTCCATCACCAGAGCCCAATGAAGTCCAAGAACTGTTTTGATACCCCTCAAAACGAGTTGTCGTTGAGTTGTAGCGAATCATGCCATTGACTGCTGATACTGGACGTGCCCCCGTTGCGCCAATAGGCAAAGTCAGGCTTGCAGTTCCACCTAAAACAGGGTTATCAGCCAAAGCAATTGTTGGCGCACCGCTTATTCCGTTGCCGTTAGTCACAGCAATTTGGTTGGATGTTCCCGCAATCGTCACCGCACTGACAGCGCCAGCAGATGAAATAGTCATCAAACCATTTGCACTGAGGTTTGCAAAGTTCAGAACTTGCCCATCCAAAGCAATGGTTGGGTTGCCAGAAATGCCGCTTCCATTGGTAATTGCCAAGCCAGAGCCAGAAACAGCAATAGAACGGCTTGTAAGAGCCGTAGAAGACGTTTTAACTTGGAACCCAGTACCAGAGCTCACCAAGGACAAAAGAGCGCCTGTGGTCGTTATATTGAAGAGCCCTTGCGCACCGCCGTCGGTGATCGACAGACCGTTGGTTGCGCCCACATAGCGGCTGTTGGCCAACTGAGGCGTTTGGGTGACTGTCAGGTAGGTGTAGGGTTGCGACGGGCTTGCAGCGATTGCAGCCGTGGTCGTCTGCACCGTCACGCCATTTTGGACAATAGGAACGGCTTCAGTACCAGTGATCGCACCAGCGGCAGGGAGTTGGGTGATTGATACTTGTGCGGACATTATGTACTCGTATTCTCTGGTGGGTTCGGAGCAATGGTATCCAAATTCCCGTTATTTGTCGGCGTCTGAGTATTGTTTTGAGTAGAAACTTGGTATTGGCTAGAACCATCCAAGTTTTGGCTACCCGTCATCAAGAAGTTATCTGTTGCCGCCACGCTGACATCAGGACGAGGAAACCGAAGATTGATCCTTTCGGTTTTGCGTGCAGGCAGGCGGTAGGGATCAAGCTGATCAGCGCAGCCTTCATCGCACACCCGCAGGCCGGGGAAGTTTGGATCGCGTCCCAAAGACACAAAGGTGCGCTTCATCTTGCATCGGTCGCATACGCCGATAGCAAGCGAGGCCAGCCCTGTTGTGTCAAGGAAGATGGTCATGCTACCCACCTGCATTCAGTGATGTGTTGGTATTTGCCATTGTGCTTTACATTTGGGTTGTTTAGCCAACGATATAGCGTTCCATGACGCACACCAATGGAGCGAGATGCCTCCATCAAAGATTTGTACTCAACACCATTTACAACACACGCACGCATTGGATGACAGGTCATAAGCGATTCAATGTGCGACTTGGAAAACTTCATGCCAATTCTTGCGGCGCTTTGATGCAATTTAACATCGGGCCTATTCATAGCATTTTTTACAGAAATTTTCTGTCGTTCACGAACCAATGGATTGGTCATTGGGTTGCGCTCAAGCATTACTTTTTTTAAATGCTTTTTGTGTTCTTCGGTGTGGCGGAATCCCGCAGAACCCATACCACCTTCAGCAATATTGGCAAGCTGAACTCCCATCTGTCGAAACGTGTCGATCAAAAATATTTCATGGTCAAACGCCTCTTGCTCTGTTGCCCACTTAGCAAGAATTTGAACGCCAAATCCATTGTGCTTTTCAACGGTACGCTTCCAAACAATATTTCGCCCAGCAGAACTGTGCGCACGAGGCTCCGTTCCCTTACCAATGTAAAAGATAGAGCCATCTGGCTTATTGTGAGCGTATGTCAAAAATTGCATACTATTTATCTGGTATATGGAGAAATATTAGGTGCAAAGTATATAGGCGAACGATCGCGCTCTTCCTGCTCTGCTTCATAGAGGTACTTGTCAGCCATCTTCTCAAGATAGCCGACCTTGTCCATGCCAACAGCAGGCAACTCAAGGCTCATACGGTGAGCCAGCATCATCACTGTCGCCTCATACCAACGCTCAGGAATTTCAATCTCGTCCTGCAAGGAGCCCACATCCATGATCTGGCGCGAATACCAGACCGTCATTTGGATGAATGGATCACTTGGTGTCGGCCACAGATTGATCGTTGGGTTTGGAATTGTGCGGTTGAACCAAAACTGATACGGCTGGTTGGCCGTGAAGTTCTTGTTCGGCAAGTTGGTGTAGTCATCGCGGTTCAGGCGGGACATCTGGATCTCGCGGCTGTTGTTGCCAATGAACCATTCACGCAGGGCCAAAGTCGTGCCGTTGGAGGCCAAAATTCGGTAGTACGCTACGTTCTGGCCGGGGTCAATGTCAGTCCAGACCCACTTGTTGTCCGTCACCGCAATTGAGCCAAGGCTGTTCAGGGTCGACCAAGTCACATTGTCGGTGGAGTATTGCAGAGTGATTGTCCACACCGCAGAACCACCACCAGCGATATAGGGCAAGAACCCAATAGAACCCGCATAAATTGGATTGGAAGTCCCAAAATACACGGTGAAATTGCCATTGGCAGAAGTTTGCTGGCAATAGGTTTCGACGTTCTGGTCGTACAGATTGGAAACAACGCCGCCTGCGGAGGATGTGTAGCTACCATCAGGGCGGTTCATCGTGCGGTAGAGCACGTTTAAAGCGTCTACAGCACCATTGGGTAGGGTGTACTGGTACTTGTCCGCCTGAAGGCCTATAACCTCTTTGTCGATGGCCCAATACTGGATGCCACGGTTGATCAGGCTGGACAAAAGAAAGTGCAAAGACTCACGCGCAGACAAAACCTGCTCAGAGGTCAACTCTTCAGCAAGTTTTCCGCAACGACGAGCACCGTGGTCAATCAGTTTTTGGACATTGATGACCGTTGTGCCATAGGTTCCCGAGTACGCCATGTTGGTTTCCTTACCAGCCGGGGCAATTCCACCGCTTCAGCGATGCTTTAGCGCGTGGTGCATCACCCTTTGAATGCTCTACAACTCCGCTCATACGAGCGCAGAATGAATCTTTCCGTGGGCCACCTTGGGGCTGTGGAGCCTTCAGATTAGAACCAGTCTCTCTATTGTATTTGGCACGGCCCTTTTCAGTAAGCCCTGCACCTTTTTTTACTGAAAGTTTTTCACCGCGACCGACAGATAAAGATGGATTTTTTGCCATGATTCACCAGCATGAGCGTGACGGGCCACCAGTTTTTAGTTTGGCGGTTTTGGCTGATTGTTTGAAGGCGTC